AATAATAACTTTTGATAAGTTCTTAGTGAAGAAGTTGTTATTAAGTTTGTCATTTCAAATACCTCGCTTTTTGATATTTGAACTTTTAATCCATGTTCTATGGAAGTCTTTTTATCCATGACTTATGGAAATAAGGGAGCAGTTGCCCACTCCCTCTTAATGTCTTGTTAGCTTACACAAGCAGTTAACAGATAACCTAATTCTGGAGCTGCAATCTTTTCATCTTGATAATATTGAACTCTTAAATTAGTAAAGTTTCTGTGGTCTGGGTCATCCCATTTTTCGACAGCGAATGGTGCTCCGAACATTGGGTTTGTCCATCTAAATCCATACATTAGTGATGGATTTTTGCCATCAGTTTCAGCATTAGCAAAGTGACCTAAGACTGTATTTTTTCCCCACACATCTGAGAAAGAATCAGCTAGATTTTCACTACCACCATTGATGACTGACTTACCTACATAAACATTTGCTACATCAAACAATGAAGCTAGAAGGTCAGATGTTACAACACCTTTTTGAACATACTTAATTCTGTCAAGAATGTCTGCGTGTCTAATAAGTGCATCATAACATTGTTTACCTAAGATAATTGTATTAGGCTCTAATCCTGTTGTGCTTCTAATTGCTTCTTTAGCTGTAGCAATATCTCCGAATGGGTCTGAAGTACCTGCTGCACTTGAATCCCATTTAGAACTAACTGCTGCTGTGCCACCTAAGTTGCTTCCAGTAGTTAGAATTCCTGCTACTCTGTTTTCCATATCTAAGTTTAAAAGATTGAAAAGATTTCTTGCTGCCTTCTCATCTAACTTTAATGGATTGTCTTGGTTTACTAAAGTTTCGTAATCCATTTCATCTACTAATGCATAGTTAGTTGCATAGTAAGAATCAGAGGATACGTTAAACTGTGCTGTTCTACCTTTAGTTCTTGGAGCTCTTACTGTTGTACTTGGTACTCTAAAGAAATCGCCTTTGTCATACTTGAAATACAAATCAGATTGTTTTGCTACATCAACTATCGGAAGAAAATTTTGTACGACTGTTCCTACTGGCTCAAATCCAACAACTAAATTGGATAATGGTCTGTCAATATGAACGTCTCTTGATGTTATTCCCATAATTTATAATCTCCTATAATTTTTTATTAACCTCTGTAGCCATTGTGCTGTACTAATAGTTGGAAGTAACCACCACTTGCTACTGATGTTATTGATTTACCAAGAATGTATTGTCCTGATGTTGCTGCTAAACCTGTACCAGATGCAGTTACTGAAATCCAGCTTCCTGCTCCTACAGTTCCACCTGCAAAACATCTTGTGAGTCCACCAACTGTAACAGTTGCGTTCTCACCACTCTGTGGTTTGTTGTTTAAAACTCCAAGAACTCCTGCACCAGCAGCAACTCTTAAAGCAATCATGTTTTCACCAGATGATACATTCACAATTTTATATTGTGCTGTACTTAAATCTTCTGATGCTACCATACCTATGTATTGTTTTTGTGACATAATTTATTTACCTCTCCTGTTTTATTTTGTTCCTTCGTATTCTGCTTTTAAAGTTTCATCATCTTTTAAAACTAAATCTAAAGCTTCTGAATACTGACTTGCTTTACCATGCTTGATATAAAGTTTTGCTCTTCGGTCAACTTCATCTCCTGCATTGTCATAAGGTAATCTGTCCACAATGAATTCTCCTGATTCGGAAATTTCTGCAAACTCAACCAACTTAGGTAAAGATTCTATGATTGATTCCACTAACTCAAACTGTGATAGTTCAATAGTTTTTTCTTCAACAGTATAACTATAGACTTTGTTGTCATTTGTAGTTTCAAGTAAAGCTTTCAACTGATTCTCAAAAGCAGGAAGTATCCTTCCAACTTCTTTCTGATGAGATATAAATGCAGATATTTTTTCAGCTCTCTGCTGAGATTTTCTTTCATTTAACTCCTTATCAGTTTTGGCTTTTTCTTCTTTAAGTTTTGCAATTTGATTTTGCAAAGCCTTAAATTCTTTAATGGATATGTTTGTATCATCCATAACTTCGGTCTCCTTTTCTAAGTAGAATTTAAACTCTGCATCTTTGTTATATAATCCAGAAATACTTTCAAGATTAGTAACAGCAGGAATCTCGCTACCTAGAAGTGCAACAGCTTTTAAGACTCTATCAAGAGTCATTCCATTGCTCTTATAATTCCAATAAATTTCAGAACTTACTCTTTTGTAGTTTCCTCGTTTAATGGCTTCATAAACTTTTTTAGGAAGATTTACAAAGTTAGCAAGAAGCTTCTCGCCTTCTGTATAAATCTTGTTAACATAACCTAGAGCTGGAGCTCCATCGAGCATTTCAGGTTGCTCTTCGTTATGTCCTAATTTTAATGGTGGTTGAAAACCTGTTTCATCAAAGTTATCGACCATTGCATTCAAATCTTTTGCTGTATATTTATCTCCATTCCAGATGCCTTCTGAGAATATCTCTACCCCTTCCAGATTAAATGTAGTTTCTACTTGATGATTTCTAGCACTTGTTTCTGTTTTTTCACAATCGCAATCTGGTTTTGCTTCTTCGCAATCGCAATTAAGTTGAGAATTTTTTTTCTCATCCTCATGGTCTCCTTCCATTTCTTTATCATCATCATCTTTCATTTCTTTATCTTCATCTTCTTTCATCTTAGCTTCTTCTTCTTCGAGAGCTTGTTCATACTCTTCGTGAGTGGGAAATGGCATATACATAACTTTTTCTTCATCTTCTATAGTTAGCTTCATTTCATGAGAGCCCTTGCCACCCATTTCTTTTGCTCTTGCATCTGCTTCTTCTTCAGTTGCATAAACATCTTTTTCCATAACTTTCTCTTCTTCTTTTTCCTCAACCTCAGTTTCTTCTTCGGTGACTTTTACATCATCTGCCATTTTCTTCTCCCTGCTAAAATTTAGCATAAATAATTTTATTTGAGTTTCTAAGAACTTCGAAGAACAGCTTTGTTAGAATGTTTGGATGTAGCCACAACGACCACACTTAACCTCTCCTGCAAGTAAGCCATCCTTATTGTATTTTGCCAGAAGTTTATTACATTTGCAACAACGTGCTTCTGTTTTTATTAGTGTTTGTATAAATTTTTTAGCATCTTCTAAGGTTGTTAGAGATTGCACATTAGTCATTCGGTCATTCCAGACAGCTCAATTATTTCTTGTAAGTCTGCTTCGCTACTCCATTCAACTGGTAAATCATCTTTAGTCATGAACACTAAAATAGTTCTACAGTTATAATGTAGAGGTGGAGTTAAATCATTTAAGAGTCCTTCATCTTGTACTCTTATCTGTGGCTCTAGCTCTGCAACTAATTCACAAACTTCAGAAGTTTCATTATCTAAGACTGCTGATAATTGATATCCGATAATAAAATCTTTTACATCTTTATCATCACCAACTTCTCTTCTACCATAATTGTAAGCACCAAGATTTGCAGTTCTTACAATTGCCTGTGTCCTATATCCAGTCATTGCTTTCCCTGTTTTTCCAGATATCTCTGTACCATCTGCAATGTAAGGATTAAATCCTTGCTGAATTGCAATAGTTGTTTTAGGAATTGAATGTCCTTTAACTAAACTATCTAATAAAATAGTAGACATATTGTTTGTCAAAGTTGCTGATATTTTTTTAACATCAAGTCTTGCTTTTGATTTAAAGTATCTTGTAAATCCTGAAGTTAAGATGCCAACTCCAATTTTAGTTTTTAAGAACTTCTTTGGTAAAGATTCTCTGGCTTCTGTCTTTCCAATCGTATATGAATCGGTATAACCTTTCTCGAATACTTTAATCAGCTCTGTTTTAAATTTAAGGTCGAGATTATCAATAGCTGTAAAATCAAACTCATTCTTATTCATTTTATTTGTAACATAAGTTTGTACTGCTTCCATTTGCTTAGTCATGACTTTATGAACTGACTCTTCAAACTCTAAGTCTAATCTGTCTAATGACCTTTCTATTTTTTTAAAGTCTACTCTTTTTTCTGCTGAAGATTTTGCATAATGTTTGTGTGCATCTTGTGAATGATTTTTTAGATGATTGACAATCCTTCTACTCCAACTGAATCCTGCATCACCACCCCAAAGAGCCCAAGCAATTCTTCCTGCACTTGGATATCCATCTTCACCTCTTTCAAAACCTTTGCCTTGTTTGTCGACTTCGTGTCTTGAGAAATATGAGAACATTCTTTTAACTGTATCAATACTTAAATTTTGTCTGTTGCTTAATTGGTTTGCTCTGGCAACACCAACCTGAGTCCCACCTCTGTTGAATTCTTTTCTCCAAGCAAGTCCACGTTCTGCTTCTGCCTTCATAGACTCTGTTGGTTTAGTATCTATTTCTGATATTGGTGCATAAGTATTTTCTGTTACAGTTTCAGCTTCTTCCTCGATTACTTCTTCATCTGGAGTTTCTTCAATCTCAGTATCAGGCTTCTCTGGGTCTAAATCTTTTTCTGGAAAATTAAGTTGCCTTCTAAGTACATTCTCATCTTCCAGAGTTGGAATCACAACTCCTTTCTCGACTGCTGTAATAAATAAAGTTTGTAGTTGTAGCTTCTGGTCATCTGTCATTGGATTGAATACAAACTTAGGTAGCTCTTCAACATTAGAGTAGTTATAAGAAACTAATCTTTTTATTAACTGCTCGTTCATAACAGTTTCTTCTATATCTTGTCTTAGCTTTTGTATTACCCAAAGAAATACATCAAAATGAATTTTAGCTTGTGAATAAGCTCCTGTATCTCCTTCTGCCATTAATCTGTCAGGAATTAGGATTGAACGTGCTATTGACTTGTTATAGAAGTTTAGAGCTGTGTTAAAATCGTTTGTAGATGCTCTGGTAGATTCTAACAATCCAATATCGTACTCATCCATTCTGTGAGTAATAGAAGTCTTAGCTGTAAGGTTATCTAAAATATTCCTGAGATTATTTCTTCCTGATGGGTCGTTGGACTTATACTTTCCGATGATAGTTGGATTTGCAAATCTTTCTAAATAGATATTCCACATTTTGATTAGAACATCTTTACTCCAGTAACCTCGATAAGCAGGTCTTAAATCTGATGTGCCATAGTGATTGCCAAATTCTTTTTGATAACTAAATACTAAGAACTTGCTGGTTGGATAATACTTTTCCTCACCACCTTTATCATAAACAATTCCATCTTTTAAAAGATTAGAAAATTCATCTACTGCAAATCTGTAATAATAAGGTTGCTTTGTTTTAAGATTTTTAAGACCTATCTTTCCCTGATGGATTCCTGACTCAAATGTTTTGTAATTGATTTCTGTAATTGAGTATCCATAATCTAATGCAGTCATCATTTCTAAAGTTGCATCAATAAGACTTCCTTGCATTTTATCAAAGCAGTAACTTACGAAGTCAGCGACTTCTACATCTTGCTCATCATTTGATGCAGGTAAGATTTCATAGTTAGGTGCTAAGGTTGCAAATTTCTTTAATGTAAGACAAGCCTTCACTTGGTCATCAATTCTCATCTGGTCATAAATTGGAAATCCTTTTCTACCTAACAAGGTATCTGGATTGTAAGGAATGATTGTGCCTTTGAGATATAAGTTATCTTCAGATGATGCAATTTCTTTCATCTCTGGTTTAGTATCTTGGAAATTTTTTTGTACCTGTTCTAAAGTTTCTGATATAGCCATGTTGAATTAAAGTTTAAATTAATAGTTGTATTTATGCAAGAGGGTCAGCAAAAGCTCGGAAGGAATTATCCGATACTGACCCACAGATTATTATAGCTCATTCACCAAAGAGGTCATTAGTTAAATCTTTGCCATCTTCTGGATGACCAACGACTGTATGCCAACCATCTTTTCTGTAAACTTTTACAATGTCTCTAGCATAGACACTTCCAACTTCATCGAACATTCCAATCTCAGTTCCATGACAATCAACCAGTACAACTGATTTTAAACCACGACCTTGCTTTGGACTTTCTAGTAGCACACTTGTTACTGGTGCTCCAAGCTGAACTGTCTTTAGATTGTCACCTTTCTTTAAATCTTTAAATTTTATTTCCATTATTTTCCCCTTCCTGATTTTTGGTGAGAATCAGGAAACTCATTTGAACTTTAAAATTCTCTTTTTTCGTTTCTTGCTCTAGTAACAAAGTCTAAAGAACTTGTAAGATTTGTTAAAGTTTGATGTTGGTCTAACCATTCTTCAACTGAAACTGTGAGTCTGTACTTTGTCATAAGCTCTTGCAAGTTTACGAATAAATCCTTTCCATCCATTTCTATTGTATCGAAGAAAAGTTTTCCTTGAAAGTCATTCCATATTGTATGTAATTCAACGACTACATTTCTTGAACTTCTTTCTTCATTTAATCTTTTGCAAACACCTCTAAGTGCTTTATCAAGATTCCTTCTATTTAGTTTTAGTTCCCTTGTTGAGTAAAGTGTATTCATTTTATTCTCTCCTTTGTTCTGCATTATGTTATAAAAGTAACTGTATTTGATATAATTGTCAATAGAATAATAGCAACTATTTTACTTTACTTATATAAGCCTTTATTTACAGGGTGTTTATTAATAAAGTTTTTTTTAAAAAGATTGGATATTTGTTTCTCTTTCTCCATAAACCTCTGGTGGTGAATCAAATCCTGAATCAATAGTTCTTTCCATTACTGCATATCTTAGGGCATCAACGCAATGGTCGAATCCACTTGTATCATAAACCTCTGGATTTCTTTTATCTGTTTGTATTTCTTTTAGCGACCTGTAAGTAATCGGTACATCTTTTGTAAAAAATATTTTTGGCTTCTTTGTATATTCATCAACTCTTAATCTCATGTGCAATTGTTGTTTACCAAATGTTCTATTGTTATTTGCTCGGTGCATTACTAAT